TTACAAAAAATACTCACTCCTCCCCGCCAACTTCGCACTATCCAAATTGCTACTCCTCAGATAGATCTGTAAGGTCTTGATACTATCCCAACCGCCAAGATCAGCGATCGTTTTGACGCTGAACTGGCCGCTGAGGTGGAGGTTGGTGGCGGCGCTGCGGCGGGCGGTGTGCATGGTGACGAAGGCGCTTTTGGGGGCGGAGCGATTACCTTCCTGGACGACCTCGTTGAGGCCCGCCAAGGAGACGGCTGTTTTGATATTGCGGTTGGCTTGGGGGTTGCTGCCCCAGCTGAAGTCGAAGTTGTGCTTTTCGAGGAGGTCGAGGGCGCGTTGCTTGACGGGGATGGTGGCTTCTTTGTTGGTCTTTTCGCTGCGGTATTTGAAGTAGAGCCGGTCGTCGATACGGTGGAGATTGAGTTTGGAGATTTGCACCAGATCGGAGAAGCGCATGATGAAGTGGTAGGCCACTAGCCAGCGGTCGAGTTCTTTCTCCAGGAAGGGGCGGTCGCTGAGGTCGAAGTTTTCGAGTTCGTGGATTTCGGCTTCGGTGAGGAAGATTTTCTGGCTGTCGCCAACGCGGTGACGGCGGAATCCGGTTTCCTGGTGGGTGCGGTTGTTGTGGAGGCCACGTTCCAGGCCCATGTTCATGACCCTTTTAAGGATCTTCACGTGCTTATTGATGCCCGGCAGACCACAATCACAGTGCGAGGAGAGAAAGGTCGTGAATTCGTTGTAAAAGGCCAGGTCCATGGTTTCCAGCTCGGCTTCGATGCCGTAGCTGCTTTTGAACTGCTCCAAGCGAGTGAGGGACGACTGGTAATTCTTCAGGGTGCCTTTAGAGAGCGGCAACAGGCCGGACTTCCCTTCCTGGATGATACTCCTCATAAAGTCGATGAGATTCGTCGTCTTGCCCTCCTTGAAGAGGTTGGACCACTTGCCGCCGTCGAGGAAGTGTTTCTCGATGTCGAGGCGCAGGCGGTTGATCTTGGCGTTGTAGCGCGTGGACAGGGGATGATTTTTGCGGACCACTCCCCTACTGTCATCCCATTGCTCGGGTTTTACCTTCAGGCCGGTGGAGAAATATTTCTTTTTGCCCAGGTGACTGATGTAAAGCTTGATGTCGCAACTTCCGTCCCGGCGAGGGGCATACGTCCAAAGTAGGTTTCTAAAATTCATAATGGCCAATTTCCTTTTTAGAACTTTTTAGGAGAAGACAGGACAAAAATAGGAATTTTAAAAACATTAAAGAAGTAAAAAATTATTTACAAACTTTTTGTGTTTCAAAATAACACAGAAAAGGCCCTCCCTGTGCAACACCGCTGCCGTTCACAAACCACTGATAAACAAGGAAAAGGATAAAAAAGGAAGGTCAAAAACAAAAAAAAGCTCATCCTGAGAATCAGAATAAGCTTTTTTTGAGAGTGGCTCGGCTGGGGTCGCCAATAAAAAATCAAACCGCTGAAACCCAATGAAATACGAAGCATACATATAAACCCTTAACCGTTTTCACACCTAGGAGGAAACTTTTTTCTTTTTTTTTCGTTAAAATTGTGACTCAGTAATTCTAAATGTGCAAAATAAAATGCACTTTTGTTGAGCGAAAACGTGGGCCTGCTTAGGTACACAACCAGTCAATACAGCTACCATGAAAACCAAAGCACTTCCAAATCAACAAACTGATAACCAAGTCGAAAAATGGTTCGACGATATAGTTTCCACACTTCGTGTACACGAATTACAACTCTCTACCAACACCGCCTCTGAAGAAAGAAAAAAAATTTATGATGTATTCATGAGCGGTAACGAAGATAATATCCATGACCTTAGCCGCAAGACTTCTCAGGCTTTCTTTGTCAAGAAAATCTTATTGAATTATATCAGCGTCATCAGCGACATCATCAATGATATCAAACATCTAGCTTTTGCTCATAACGATGCTCAGGTTTACGTATGGGCTGAAATTAACGACGACGACGAATCTACTGAAGCTGATCTTTATCTAGCCGCTGCTCAGGTGAACGCAGATTTTCACGATTATGGCTACGGTATTCAATCAACCATTGTAGAATCTTGTGATGAATTAAGCATCCCTGTTCACTACACCAGATTCAAATAGAAAAAACTACATTTTGCCTAGCAGTACAGAACACCTCGCGCAAGCCCGACGTAACCTCCTCTTTGTATCCAGAATAAACAATACCGTTGGTGATTGCACCGATTGGCAAGTGACAGTATGTTTCTATACTGCTCTCCATGTCATCAATGCTCATCTATCTCAGTTCGGTTTACAGTATCGTAACCATACAGACGTGGATCATGCTCTCAACCCTAAAGTGCTTCTTTCACTTTCAAAGGTTGACGATGATGCCTACGTAGCCTATTGCGCACTCCAATCACTATCCCGCCGAGCAAGATACTTAGTGAATGAAAAGAATATGGCCCTTACGGGTTTGATCCACGAGAAGCACCTGGCAAGAGCCATCCGCCACCTTGATACAATCTTCAAATATTTCTCGGAAAAATATAAGGATTGGAATTTTGAGCAGCAGCAAATTGGTTGTGAGCAGCTGAATTTTAATGGGCTGACTTACTTCCGTCAAAGATAATTCCCCACCAGCCATGCACAAATCTATCCTCATCTACCACCAGGGCACTACCCTTCGTGCTACCATCGAGCAGATGCCCCTCGAGGCGCTGGAGGTGGGCATGGATAGCTTCTTCCTGATCAATACCAACACCGCTTACCTGAACCCTCATGATTACCGATCGGTAAGCAGAGACGGGAATGCACCAGCCTTGATTCAGAAATTGAAAAGGATCAACTCCGCACAGTTGAATATGGTCAAATCACTCTACGCTTTAGGGTACCCTAAAGAAGAAATTCAGCAGGCTGCTGTGGAGTTATGTGAATTACGATCCAGTCTGGCCACCTACACAGGAAGTACGCTCGATGTAGAGGGTCTTATTTTAGCTCTTCAGTATCCCCATCTCAAAAAGCACCCACAAAATTAGCACCAGCAAAGCTCCGTACTTCAATCGCTGGCACATCCTTCTCCGGAGATTGCGTTCGTAGTTATTCATCTGATAGTCTTACTTAGTATATCACTTCTCGGCAATACATTTCAAGTAATCCATCACTTTGTTTTGTTCTTTAACAGTCTTGTCGTAGATGTAAAGACGAAAATCAGTTATGGCTTGAGCTTTTAGCTGCTCTATTTGCTCATCAGTTAGTGCAATAAAAGCAGTGTAATCAAATCCTCCACCACGGCCAGAATGCACTTTAGTATCTATTTCTTCGTCTGGCAAGTTTATCTTATCTCCATTTTGCAGTAGGATGATAACGCCCTTTACATTAACATTTACAGTGCTGCTCTGTGTAGTCATACTCAAATAGGTTCTGTCTGTATCGCCCTTAACTTTAGTAAAGCTTATTCCATCTACCATTGGAGAGTAAAATGTAGTTCTCCCGTCGAACTTATCTACTCTTGTCTCGATATCCTTACATAAATATCCCTCTGGATATTCTAATCCTCCCACAATTTCGAATGGAAAATTGAATTCGAATTTAGGATCATAAGTGTAATAAAGTGTCCCGATCTCTGGATTCTCTAAAATCAACGTGTAATCAGGGTTATATGAGACTTCAGATTTATGAGTAGATGCTACAGTGAAAGTTTTAGCCACTAAAGATTCATACTTAGTGTTGTAGCGATTATCGTCTATAGGAGAATAAATTTTTAATTTACTTGGATCAGAATAAAAATTCTCAAATCCAAACTCATGAAGCCTAGGGTCTTTTTCTTTTACCAGAAGTTGCTTTCCCTCTAATAAATCAATATCCCCTCCAGGGAAATTTTGCGAATATGCTGTGAACCCCAAACTAAATAAGCATACTACAATAATCAATGCTCTCATCTTAATATTTTTTGAAAAAATAGACGGTAGGTACGCGTTCTACTATCTAAAACCCAAGCCTTTTAGCTTGTTCCGGATCTTTCTCTTTCATTGCTTGTATCAATCGAGCGTTATCCCGCTCCATCAGTTCGTTCAGCTTCTCCTGCGTTTCCAGCAGCTTGCGTTGTATCTCGATCATCTCCTGGGCCTTCGCGCCTGTATCTGTCGGTAGCTTCTCCAGCTCTTCCTGAGGGACCTCCCCCATAACCATACCTGCGGGGAGGTACATTTTACCGCGACCAGTCACTACCCAGTTTAGATCGATTTCTGGGAAGGCTTCGCCGATAGCGTACAAAATGCTAATACTTGGTAAGAGAGTTTTGCCATTAATAATATTAGATAAAGTAACGTGACTGAAGCCTGTAAGCTTACAAAACTCGCTCTTTTTCAGTTGTTTATCATCCAATACAGCCTCTACTCTACTGCCGAAAGTATCGTTCATTAAAATTTTATTGTTCAAATATTTACGAATAAATTTGTAATTGTAAATATTTGTACTTAAAATTGCATTGTCGTAATTATTTAGACATCTAAGAAAATTACCACAAAACAAATTTAACAAACTTCCTCAACAAACCAAGGCGGAGGAGATGGTAAAGGTATGTTTTTACATGACGTACCCTTTTAGTCTGATGCCCAAAAGGAAGTAATCATTTCAGCACGGATAAAAAAACTAAAGCAGGATGCAAAACTTAATCAATAACATCGAGCAGACTTTACAGCAGCACCTTTCTAATGAGGCAGCTAGTGAAATTTCGAAGGAAGTATTGGCCAGCGGTTTTCGCGGCACCAACATACTGGCATTTGATCTTCAAGACTTCATTGTGGATTATCTGCCAGAAGCTCAGGCTAAAGCGGTTACTCGCCAATGTCTGCTCAATTTGGCCGGTGAGCCTATTGCACAGGCATAGAATCTACATACAAGCACAAACCATTATGAACAACAACACACGCCTTGCTAAATTTTGGAAAACGATCAAACAAGATTTGAGCGCCGCTCAATTTGATCAGCTACAGGTCAAGCTGGGCGCATCGAACTACAAGTGGACGAGCTTACAAAATGGCACCAAGGATTTCAGCCAGGAGGAACTTAATATCCTCGCCAATTTTCTAGGGATCTCACGCACCCAATTGATTGAGGAGTACGGCCTTGGCCTCAAGCACCTGAGTGGCTTGGATATCATGGATATCGCAATGGCCGAGGGCGTACAACTCACTTTTAAAGCTTAGAATATGGGTTTTAGGTGTATTCCAGGCGGGCCAGCTGCGGCTGGCTCGCCCACACCAAAGCCACCAGATAAACACAGAGGAGGTTACGGGCGGCGCGGCAAGTCCATGGAGTAAACTGCGGGAGCAGCGAAAAAGGAATGCCGGAATCCCGACTAGAGCATAATGGCTCTGAAAGCCGCCCATTTTAAGAAGTAGCCCGCAATTAATTGGCCGATACACAATAGGTGGGAAACCAGTGCGGGCGGCCAGGCACTGGAAGCGCTATAGACTCCTGACGGCTCGGAAAGACGAGCAACACATACGCATCATAAGCTATTTGGAAAGAAATGTCAGTACGAGAATAGCTAGATGGACTGACCCAAAGCGTGTGAGGTTATCGCGGCTAAGAAATTGCCAGAAGCACGTACAATATCGACGGCTCGGAAAGACGAGCAACTTTTAATCTTCAAACAGCAGTAAAATGGCACAACCACAAATATGCGAAGGCTCCATGCTACTGGGCACCGGCTGCGGGGTCTGCCGAAAGTGCTCACAAGACAAACACTGGAGCCACGGTTTTCTGGTAAAGAAAATTGCAGAACTACTAGCAGCGGGTTATACGATCCGGCAGGAGAATGCCGAGTACCACGTGTACCGCTCTACCGTAAAACTGATCATCAAGATGGGGCATGATAGTTACCCTGGCTACGTGATAGGTAGGGTCAACAGCTTCACTGGCGAAAGAGTATACATCGATAAGATATATCCGCTTCAACTTTTCATCATCCGTCCGCCAGTAAAGCGGGCATCACGCGCACAGGCATGGAATGGGTAAAATGTAACGAAGAAGAATGCACCTGGCAAGGCCTTGAAGAGCAGCTGGAAGATGAGCAGTACTGCCCGGAATGTGGCTGCGGTGATATTGAAGAAGTAGACCTGGATCTTCCCCCTGTTCCTGCCATTGATTTGCGGGGATTGATCAAAGAGGATTTGCTCTTAGCGAAAATAAAGGCCATCCAGCATTCGGATAGCACCTCCGCTTGGAAGGTGGCAATGATTACCAGTGAAGTGAGGAAGTTTCACCAGGCGTTTCCTGCATTCCCCACAGACATTATTTCGGAACTCACAATCCAAGCCGTATGATCCAGACAAACACCCAACCACCGCAGCTAGATGCCAAAACGGTTGTCCTCTTTAGTGAATGGATGCAACCTTACCTTGAGCACTTCAAGGGTGTGGTAGATGAACTGCGGAAAACAAACGATGCCATCAGTCGCGACCGGGTGATTAGCCCCTGGCTCGATGCCGACGAGACGGCCCTGGTGTTGGGCATCAAAGTACTGGAGAGTGGCTACCACGCCAGGACTCTTAGCAAACTTTGCGACAGAGGCTTGATGAGGTTTCGAGAGGGCAAGCCCCGCATGTACTGGCGTACCGACGTCTTTAAGCTGGCCCAAGACATAGCCGACGGCAAAGTGGATTACCTGTGATTGGTCCCCGTCACAGCCACTTTGCTTGGCCACACAGTGAAGCCTTAGCGGCTACGCGCCGGTTCGTTACCGGGCACTGCGCCATGAGATTATGATTTGTTTAGGTCTGCTGGCCCGAATGGCGGGCTCAGCAGCACTTTACAAGCAGCATCACAAAAGGAGTATTTTTTTATCCTGCTGTTTTTTTATGGTATCAGTACCATTTTTGAGACCCGCTCCGGGAGAAATCCCGGAGCAATTGGCGAAATAGCTCAGTCAGGAAGAGCAACGGCCCGCGTCACCCCTTCGCAGAAGGGCGCATAGGCGCACGCCGTAGGTCGGGAGGTTCGATTCCCCCTTTCGCCACCGAGCATTGAAGGTTTACATATCATTTTTTGTGAAATCATACGAATTCACCTGAATTGGTTATGCCCAAACTATAGATGCTATGGATAATTTAATTACCGCCCGCTGGAGCGCCATCCAGCAAGATACCCACACGGCCACGCAGCCATTAACTCCGGTAGGGCTTTGGCCCGCCGGAGTGGCCATGGCCACCGTAAACGAAGTAGGGAGTAGCCCTTTTAAAGAACCACTCCCTAAACTTAGAAAAAATGTGTAAGCAAATATACAGCAAAAAGCGACAACTATTCAACCTCCACTGGGGGAAGAGTGATGCGTTGATCTCTGATTTCGTAGATAAGTACAATCAGGGCAAGCCATTGGGTTCCCAATTGCGATCAGAGCATTGGGAGCTGGCACGTATTCTGGTACGCACCTACAGCAAGCAGTTGAGCTACCACCAGGCTTACGCCAAGCCATTGGAGCCTCATGAGGGCATCCTGCCGATGCTAGATACCAACAACACGTATTTGGCCGATGAGATGAAGTGCAGCACCCGCAAAATCCGCAGGTTGCGCACTCGTCTGAAGGAAGCTGGGTTCATAACTGGCTATGTCTTCCGTGGCCAGAATGCCCAGTACCGCATACAGCTGACCCACACGGCCCTCTATTTGCAGGAGAATAACCGTGGAGACAACATAATAGATTGGTTTATACCGGCCTTCCAGAAGCTTCGTAAGGCCGCTCAGGCGGCACCGCCGCAGCCTGAAAATCAGACTCAAAACCCCGCTTCTGCCCCGACCCAAACGGACAACTTGTCCACATATAGTAACCAGTTACCTGTAGCTGGAACCCTTAATTATATATTAAGCGGCAGCGATTTACAACAGGCTGTTGAAAATCAAAGAGTTATGAAAGAAAAGACTGTTAGTCCCTGTGAAAACAGTGTGCAAAAGCCTGAAAAGCCTGTTGAAAATGCGCGGCAAGAGGTGGCGCAAAAGCGCAACCAGAACCTCAACGAGAACTCTTCAGCGGGTAACACCCACGACCAGGCAGAAACCGCGCCAGGAAAACAGGAACCGGAAAGTTCCGCGCCGGCTACGAATGATTTCGTAGTTCCTGAGACGGCCCACAGCACCGTTGCGCAAACGATTTCACACCTCACGCTGGCCGAGCAAATGCGCTTGCGCAACCTGATTTCGGTCATTTGGATGCACGCCACTACTGCGCTCTACGCCAGAAGATACTTTGATGAGGAAGAAATAGAGCAAGGGAAAGCCTGTATCGCCGAGTATTTCTGCTACTCAGACCCTGCCCGCTGGACGGCAGGCCGAAAAGAAGTTATGCGCCGAATCACCCTGGTGAAACTTTGGATCAAGCGGCGAGAACGGATGGGCAAGCCCACATATTCACCGCCAAAACCGGGGAGCTATTTTGATTTTCGCAAGGAACACGGCTTCATTGCCACCAAGGCCTGGTACAAAGAAGATAAAGAACACCGTGCAGAGATCGAGGACGAGAAGTTGCTCAACAAAGCGACTGATGAATACCTGCGAAGCCGGGAGCCAGGCGCAAAGGAAAGTACCATCGATGTATACAAAAAATGGCAACAGCGATTGGGCAAACGCAGCAATCGATTACTCAATAAATTTCACAAATCAATAGAAGAATTGTCTCATGCAAGCAAAGAAAACAACGGGGCCGCCGCTTAAGGAAGTGGCTCACTTCAAACTATGGGTCATGTTTCACGACGAAAACACCCGAACACTCTATAGCTATCCAGCAGCCGATAAAAAAGGCATGGGCCTCACTCGGCTCAAAACCTTGGTAGAAGAAACGTGGAGAGGCAAGGTAGCCGTAGCCAAAATTTTTAACAACCAGGACGATCGCTTGATTTTGGAATTCCACAGCCGCAGCGATATACCAGCATTTAAGCCTGTAGAGGCTCAACAAAAAAACAGCCAGCAATGAGCAGCATGTACCCCGCGCAAATGCGCAACGAGCAAATAAAGATGACGGTAAAGATCCGCCTGGCTGTGCTGCAAAGTGAATTCCTTGGCGACTTCTGTGCGAAGCTCATTGAGGGCAGGATCAACAAAGACTATGTACTGGAGCAATGCATCGCTGCTGCGTTTTTCAAGCGCTACCACGAACGCTTTAGCTTCATCAAAGCTGGGGTATTTACGCTCCAGGCTTTTGAAGTAATTGCCCTCAAGCGCCTCCTCATGGATACCCCCATGGCCGAGCCGGTGGCCATCAGCATGCGCGATGAGCTATTGGGGATACTGCATAAGGAAATTCACTTCATGTAAACCCGCAACGATGAACGACGAGATAAGGATAAAGCAACCAGCGCGAGTAGATGTAGTCATCAAGGTCTTAAAAGCGGTTCAGTATCTACAAGAAGAAGAAGGTAGAAAAGTGAAGATGACTACCGAAGAAGCCTGGATCATAATTACAATATCAAAACAACCATCACAAAATGAACCACAACGGAATTTCTGAAGAATTAAAGGAGTATGAAAAGCCAGATCCACGCCACGGTAAAGATCGCAACCGCAGAGCCGCCAAGATTAAACAGCTAATGCTGGCCACACAACGCCGCCGACGCAGGAATAAGCTGGCACGTATTTCTCGCCGCAAAAATCGCCGGGTGGCATAATTACAATATCAAAATACACCTCAACACCATGGCACTAACGCAACATCAAAAAGCGATCCTGGAATACGTCGCTGACAAAGAGAAGACCAAAAGCCAGATCGTGAACAAGTTCAACGCCTGGCACTACGGAGAATCAAGCAGTCGACTAATAGGTGAAATGCTTTCCAGAATGGTAGACAGAGGCTTGCTGATTCGTGTCAAAAAAGGAGTTTTTAAACGAGGCCCTGGGATTACAATCAATTCAAAATCAGTAAATATCGACAAAGACCAACTGTCGATTTTTTAACAAGCAACGAACTATGCACACCTTTTTCGCAATCACCATCATCGTCGGCCTGTGCTACTGCCTAAGCGACGATAAATCAACCAAAGCCTAATGAACAAGCCACCAAAAATCAAAGGCAAAGTCCTCACATTTGGGAACATCTATGTAGATGTTCACAAACTGTATCGGGGCATTTACGGCACCGATACTCCATACGTGTACCCTCCCTACGAAACCAAACAGCAGGTTATTGGCCATCTTGAGCAAGGCTTGGGGCCTAATCACTCGCTGGTGATGGACTTCCGGTCAAACCTCGATCAGTGCGAGTGGACCGATGTTACGATTACAGTGGATTAAGAGAATTTATTTTTTGACTTAGATAAAATGTGCAACGATGAAAATTTCAACCCTCCCCTTCTCGAGGTGTGTGAGCTACTTCCATGCCTTATCTGCTTTAGCAGCTTTCCCTATGTTATTGGTACCAACATAACTATCTAGTTCCAGCAATGGGACTTATAGACATACTATAGCTACACAAACACAATTTTTAAAACTAACTAGAATTTCGCATGTCAACACTACTAAAACATTCTCCCGAAAATGCCCACGCGATCTTACGCGAATTAGGCAAACGAGGAAAAAAGGCTCGTATCAATAATCAGAACAGCCGAAAGCAAGAAAATCTCAAATCAAGGTTCGGTACGGATGATCGGACTTATAGCGAGAAGAACCTCCGATGGAGAAATCTGTCAGAGTATGGCTCTTACTTGGGGCAACTGATCAGTGTTTCCGGAGCTGGATACTCGGTCATCAAGTTGATCTATGAGCCTTCCATTGGCGGTTGGATGGCTACTATTCTTTTTGTTGCTGCCCTACTGGTGTTCGAAGCTATTCAGCGCTGGACAAGCGATGAATTCTGGGATCGTAAAGAGGCCGGAGATTTCTCCTTGAAATATGCCTTCCTCAATTTTGTGGTCATTTGGGGGATGTCAGCAATACTTACATTGGGTGGTATTTTCTTCCTGAGCAAGGATACTCAAGGTGATCCAATGATGTACAATGATCCGCAGGTAGCCTCTATCCGTTCTCAGATTGAAAAACTGGAAGCAGAGAATACAGACTACAAAACCAATAGCAAATACCAGGTAAGTGGAGGAAAGGATAAAGGAGAGATTCGCTGGGAGTTTCAACAAGCTATAGGTAGTAACACCCGGCAAATTGAAGCATTAAATGCCTCGCTTAATGATCGCTTTGGCGTGACAGCCATGATTGACCTGGATGCGATGAATTATCATAAATTAGTTGGCGAATCCCGGATGTGGCTTTACGTGGGGCTCTCCTTCTTGTGCTTAGTTCTATTTGAGGTATGTATGTGGTATCGATCCAAATATGACCGGATCAAGTATACAGAAGATGTACTATCTGGAGAAATAGAAGATCCCGGTTTCCTCGCCTATTTGCGGGGAAAGTAACTAGCCCTCTCCCACCTGTGGTAGATCGGGGCGGGGGCGAATTTGACAGAAGAACCACAGATAAATCCACAGCTACAGCAATTGACAGAAAGAGCACAGAACACTACACAGAAAGAGGACAGAAAGAGGACAGAAAGAGGACAGAACCAACAGAAACGGGGGGTGCGGCCCGAAGTAAGTGGATGGATTGGATAGACCAGGGTAGGAGACTGCCCGACACAGAACACTTGGATTACAAACGATTCCTGAAAGCCTGGAGAGGATGGTACGACATTGCGTGTAACAGCACAGAGAAGGATACCGCAGCCAGGAATCAGTACTACTATGACAAGGGCAAGGAGCATCTGGAAAGACTCGGCATCCGGATTACTGAAATTCCTCATACAGGATCGGTACAGATTTGTACTCCGAAAACTTGGGGCGAAGAACATGATAAGAATGAAGTATTCTCTTACGAGGTTGCTTAATTATTAAGAACCCGAGGGCCACCACCATTACAAACCTAATGATTGCTTCTTTTTTGGTGGCCCTCGCTTTATACAATCAAATGATTTTTGGATGAAAAAATCATACATAACGGCAACAGACCAGTTTTGCGGAGCCGGTGGCAGCACAACTGGTGCCAAGAAAGCAGGCGTAGAAGTGAAGATGGCGCTCAACCATTGGGATTTAGCGATCGAGACACACAATACGAATCATCCCGAAGTAGACCACGATTGTACTGACGTGCAAGCTTGTGATCCACGTCGTTACCCCAGCACTGACATACTGATCACTTCACCAGAATGTACGAACCACAGCCTGGCCAAAGGCGTACGTCGCCGCCAGCGTAACCAGCTCGATATATTCGGCCAACATGGTGTATTGCCGGAGCATGAGCGTAGTCGCGCAACCATGTGGGACGTACCTCGCTTCGCCGAGTTCCACGACTACAATATCGTGATTGTAGAAAATGTAGTCGATGCAAGATACTGGTCAATGTGGGATGCCTGGTTGATGGCGATGCACTTGCTAGGCTACAAGCACAAATGTGTTTATCTGAACTCTATGTTTTTCCACCCATGCCCACAATCTCGGGATCGAATGTATGTGGTGTTCTGGAAAAAAGGAAACAAGGCACCAGACTTAGAATTTAGGCCGACTGCTCCGTGCCAAAGATGTGGAGATCAGGAGGCGTATCAAAGCTGGAAGAAAGGCAGGATTTGGGGTAAGTATAAGACTCAGTATGTCTATCGTTGTTCGATGTGCAATGAAAAGGTAGTACCATACTACTATTGTGCGATGAATGCAATTGACTGGACTGAGCCAATCACTCGCATTGGCGATCGCAAAAAACCACTTGCCGCCAAAACGATTCAAAGAATACAGTATGGCTTAGAAAAATATGGCACTCGTCAGATGATTGTAACAGGACGCTATACGTCTGGCGTATCTTGCCGGGTAAAACCTGCCGATCAAGCACCTATTCCTACTCAACCAGGCGATCAGAGTCATTTTCTACTATCTTCTCAGGTACAGGTAGGCACTACCAGTTATAATCTAAATCCACGTACTGGTGAAGCTCCATTGTTCACGCAGACGGGCCGTCAGGATCACTACGTTACCGTTACACCAGCGATCGTTGAGCTAAGAAACAAAAGCAAAGCCCGAAATGCCCAGGAAGGTATAGCTACGGTAACAGGAAACATTAACCACGCCTTGCTCCTCAGCGGCCACAATCCTGGCTGGGCAAGGATGGTCGACCAACCTACAGGAACGTTTACGACGACCACGCCACAAGCACTTCTTCAGCACGATAACCTACGTGCCTTCTTAACCTATTATTACGGCTCGGATAACGCATCACATATAGGCGAAGCTATTCATACAGTAACTACCATAGATCGAGCAGCGCTTAACCTGCCAGCACCAAAGATTGAGGACTGTTATTACCGCTGCCTGAAAGCACACGAAGTACAACGGGCTATGGCTTTCCCTGATGACTACCTGGTTTTGGGAGATGTAAAGAAGAAAGTGAAGCAGTTAGGGAATGCCGTGACACCTCCCGTGATGGAATGGCTGGTGCAGCAGGCTGTTGATTCGCTTACAGAATAACGTCAGGTATTTCAGAAATACCAGGTAATTGATTCATGGCATAGATAATTGTAAACATCAACCCCTGCGCTACTTTCGCGATCAAACACAAATAGGGTGACGCTAGGGGATTAAACTAAAATGGTCGTTAAAATGGAAGATGAAAAATCACCCACTAAGAAAGGCAAGCGGGTAAGATGGTATCCAACTGATACTGACGAGACTTTTGAAGGAACTATAATAGAAGAGAAAGATCGACTCTATGTAGTTGTGCCAGACAACTCACACTCACCAACTCAAAACTGGGATAAAAGAAGATGTGAGATAATTGATAATCTTAATTCAACTGAATAATCATGGAAGACAAATTTGAAAAACTGGGACAATTGATTGATGAACTTGATGTCCTCACTTATTCTTTGGCAATGGATTTACCAGCAAGTATGCACGTTGACCAGCTAAGGAAATTGCTACCAGACAAGGTAAAAGCACTAAAGGAAGTGTTTGTAGATATTTCAGGAGAAAATCCATGGGATTAACTAACATCAAAACCAGCGAAACAATGAAAACACTTTCAGATCAAGTAGCGCTAATGGAACATCAGTTAAATGATGCCGAAGGCGAATTGAAAACTATCAGAGGAATCCTTTTGGTTAGTTTTTGCGAATACGAAAACAGGAAAAAGCCGCCTGTATTCAATGTATGGGAATCATTAGAAAAGGTCAAAGGGATGTCTACTACCCAAATGTTTATAGAAGCATTTGATGCATTAGTTAAAAGGGAGCAGGAAACTCCCACTGAGGTATGAACTACAACGATTTCAACCCCATGCAAAAGCTATTTGGCCGCTACTATTTTGGGCTGCCTTTGTGCGCTCTTTGCCTGTGGGGTATCTGTGAACTTATTTTTTAACCAACACCTGGAATATGTCAAACCAAGATTGGCGCGATTTCGTCAAATGGAAAATGGGTATTGACGATGAAACCCTGGATCAATTGATAGAAGATTTTTTAACCTGATAACCTTAACCCAAAAGAATAGCCGAGCACAATGTGCCCGGCTTTCTTTGTTTAAAAATTACGGGTGATCACCTCCGTCTTTTTCTTCAGCTTAGTTTTTGTACGGGCTACACTTACCGTCTGCTCTACGGTTTCCATCCTCCAGCCATGCTCCTCGATGAATTGATCCAGTACCTTACTGGGGTAAGAGCTCAGGATAAATTTCCCTTCGATGGAGGAGAGCACCTTCAGTAGGTTGGTGAAGTCATCTTCCGAATAGCCATCATAATGGCCACAGTCGCTGTTGAAGTACGGAGGATCACAATAAAAGAAGGCATCTTTGTGGTCACGGCTCCGGATGATCCGCAGTGCATCGGCACATTCGATCTGCACGTCTTGCATCCGGATGGCGTAATCGAGCGTGAAGCTCTCTCGCCGGTTCCTGATCTTGGTACCCATCGTGTTCTTCTTCTTATCATATCCCCATACGCCACTGATCTTGGAGGCGAATCCCTGGTTGGCCAGCACCCAGACTGCCCATGCACGTTTGACTTCGCTAAACATATCCGGATTCTGATAGGTCACCCAGGCTCTGCGGTGAAGATCACGGCTGTGCAAAGAGATGGCTATCTCTTGCTCCAGCGCTGAAAACTGCTGCTGCACTACTTGGTAAAAATTAATCAACTCCCGGTTGGTGTCATTGATGACTTCCACGACAGATTTTTCCTTAGTCCAGAAGATGGCTCCACCACCGAGGAATGGCTCGACGTAGGTTTCGTGCTGTGGAAATAAAGATACGATACGGCTGGCAAGATTTTGCTTGCCTCCGTAGTAAGAGAAAGGCGGTTTCATAGAGATGCGTTTTTTTATAATACGTAAATCTACAGCAATCCTCATCACCTCCAGGGGACATGGTTTAGCGTACAGCAAGTCCTATATTATCAGATAACAAAAAATGATATTTGTGTATTCATCCCTGAGAGCATATCCAAGAACCGTAATACAACAGGGAATATGAGAGGTTATCAGAATACCACCACAACCATTAAAAAGTGGTACATGAATTTTGAACAATTGATCGCTGAAATCACCAAAGCACATAGTGCTAAGGCTGCGTTTTCATTATTTGGTGGATTCCTATTTATCCATCTGCTGCCTATTGCTCACTTCCTGGCGATAGGTGTTTTGCTGGTAGTATCTGACTGGATCACTGGTGTATGGGCGGCATTTCACCGCAAGGAGCAGATCACCAGCAAAGGGTTACGTAGAACCGTCGAAAAGGTAGTGATGTACTCATTAGCTATTGTTCTGGTGTTGGTCGTAGAAACGGCCTTCATCGGCACGCATTATGTAGTTGCTAGTGTTGCTTTGTATATCAGCCTGGTAGAATTATTCTCTAATTTGGAAAACATCAGCACTATTACCAACAGCAATATCATTGGCGCTACGCGTACTGTGCTGTTTACCCGGTTCCCGGGCCTTAAAAGCTTGATGTCAAAAGATCAGAAACCAGGTAAAGAAGACTAGCAGAGTAGTCCTTGGCCTCCCGCGCAATTGCGCCCAACTTCGTGGTACTTAATTGCAATTAAATCAAATAATTATTATGAAAGTACTCGATTATCAACCACGTTTACGTGGCATTACCAAGCTTATTCTCACGCTGCTGGCACAACTGGCAACCTTACTGGTGAACCGTATCAAAGACCCTGAGACCAAGATGATGGCGAAGGGTGTTCTTGATGGAATGTCGAAAACAATCAAGGCATTATCTGATACCGATCCTGATGACAAAGCACAAATGCAAGCCATCTTCAATGACCTGATGAAAGCAGGAGATTTCCGGGATGGAAGCTCGGCTGAGCTATTGGAGCGCATTGCACTCATCGAAGACCAGGATACCAGAATCTTCCTTACCCACAGCGTTAGCCAGATTTACCCTGTGGCCGACCTCCTCACGGATACCAACCCTGCCAATAGTGAACAAGCTCGTACCCATGTACGTGAACTATTGCGTAGTGAGCAAGGCCTATTGATGCTGCAAAGCTTCTTCGGTATCATTCTTCCGGATGATTATGCTGACACAGCTGGTATGATCATCATCGAGCTGCTACTGAGTGTGCTGGATGAAACGGGAGACAACCCATTGTTTGCCGGTCAACTCCGCGCCCGCAAAGCTGCTTACGAGCAGCGTTTGATCGCTGCTTAGGAGAAAGTAGACTGTTATATGTGAGAAGATGCCATGTATTGAAACAATACATGGCATCTTTTCGTATATTTAAAAACAGCAGGGATTTAGCCTCATCCCAATGAATGAATTGACCGTACAAGTTCCAATAAAGAGGTATCTAAAAAAGTACCTCTACGCAGTAGAATACCTGGAGTACAATGCTCCCATCGACCCCCGCAAAGGTGGGCCTATCTCTATACTGGTGAATCTATTATTTACCGGCAAGCTGGACATGAACTTCCAGCACCCAGGTAATGCGAAATATAATGATAGCGTTCCGATCCTGCTTACCTTCGAGAAGTCTGATCGATTCAACGTTAATATCAATAACCGTCGTTTGCAGTTCTTCCATTCTTTCCTGCATCGTTCGTTTCATCATTACCTCGTTCAACGAGTGATGTGGAATTGGGAGCAAGACACTGGCATAAATCAAAGCGATACGATTAAACAGGTTATTGAGGAATTGGGCATCATTGACGATGTAGATTTCGATGCTTTGAAAAAAGCGGTATACAGAAAGAAAAAAACGGCCAATTTACCCCTGTTTAGTTGAAAAGATTTGTCCCCTGCTGTTAAGCCCCGTACTTATTGGCGTCTAGCCGATTTACCCGTTTTACCCTTGTCCCCTGATTTGCCCTCTTTTGCTTGTCCTTTCCTAGCCTCCCTGTCTGCCTCATCTTTGAGGTATGGCACTAAGTAGCATAGAAGAATTTTGCGGTTTGAATCCTCCCGGCCTCTACACTATTGAATATGTAGAAACCAACCGGGTTGATGCCGACGTGTACCAAAAACGTCTGGATGCTCATATCTGGACTTCTGGAATTCCTTTCCGGACTGGCACCTGGTTAAAAGCTCCAGTATTCTTGCGCCCCGATCAGCTATGGACACAAACGCCCAGGGAGACTACTCAGGGCCGTAGTTACGTAAGCGAAGTCAATGGTGCTACACCCCAACTCCGTGTGGAAGTGGAGGCGGTACTTGAAGCGATGGCCAATCATCCTTTTATTCTTCGGCTGCTTGATCATCAACAAAAGTATTGGCTGCTTGGAACGCTTGAGCACCCTTACTATTTCCAAGCACCCAGTACTTCTGGTAGCCAAAATCAGCGCGGGCAGTACAATCTGCGCTGGGAATCAGAGCAACCGCAACGGGCCTATGGCTTCCAGCCTTAGTCGTTGTAAGCCCTTAAAAATCAATCGACATTAGCACCATGAGCAAGAATCCGAAACAATACTGGAAAGTCGTAACACATGAGCAGGAGAATACCGCTGAGGTTTTTCTGTATGGCTACATTGGTCAGCGGGATTATTATGGAGAAAATAAGGATAAAGACCTTACTGATTTAGCGGTAGTACAGGAGTTACGCAAACTTGAGGAAAAGTACTCAACAATAAAGTTGCGTATCAACAGCCCAGGCGGATCTGTATTTCACGGTGACCCTATCATCAATGCTATTCGTAACAGTAAAGCTGAAATCCATACCTACGCGGACGGCGTTGTAGCCAGCATGGCTGCCGACATTTGGATAGCAGGCCACGTACGCCACATGAGTTTAAATAGCAAGCTCATGATCCATAGTATTAGTACAGGCGCGTACGGAAATGCGAAGCAACTGATGACTGCTGTTGAGCTAGTGATGAAGATGGACGATGTGGCTATACTGGCCATGGCCGCCGACACGGGCATGAGCGAGGATGATGTGCGCGCTAATTTCTACGACTACGAAGATCATTGGTTTACCCCAGCAGAAGTGCTGAAGATGGGCCTCATCACCGAGATCGAAGACTACCAGGTAGAACCCATTGCCGAGGAACCAGAAAAGCTTGCCTACGGTGAGCTGGTAAAACTGTACGAACCCAATACCAATCTACCCACCCCGAGCATTGGCGATCACCTTCGCATGCTGAGTGACAAGATATTTAAACGGACGACCGACAAGCCGTCGGCTCCACCAAACCCCTCAAAAACATCCTTACAGATGAACATTGAAGAATTCCAAAAGGCACTGACCGACGGGGAACTTACTCCGGACGCAGTTGCTGACGCTTTGAAGTCGCTGGGCTACTCTGTGGAGAAAGCCGAACCAGCGCCGCCCGCCGATCCACAGGCAGAAATGCAGAAGCTGATCACCACAGCTGTTGATGCCGCCATGAAAGATCGTGACGCACAGATTGTAAAGCTCCAAGCTGAAGTGAAAGCCTTGGGCGACGCTCCTGGAGATAATCCAACAGGTACTCCCGGCGGCAGCGATCCCGGCAGCGGGGTTGATACTGGTGCTACGGACGAGATCGATTACATTAAGCTCACGGCAGAAGCTGCTGGCCGAGGTGATCGTATAGCGAAGTTCTAGCCATTTCCGCTAAACACAAAAATACTTTTTGACCACCCCTCAGAAATAATACACAAATGCCACAAATTACCGTAGCTGCGGCTACAGCTGGTCTCAACCAGCACGCGGTGCAAAAATCACCAGTGATTCAGCAGAAGCTGCGCCAGGGCTTAGAATGGGAAGCTCCTGGTAGTATGATCACCCCTCGCGCTTGTGACAACACTTACAGCGCTCCCAATGCTGTTGCTACTGAGCTTCTTCAAGCTTATCAGTACCAATTCACGCCCAAAGGTTCTGTCGAACTTGATGCTCAAGAGTATAAGCTCCAGAAGATCAAGGTAGATATTGTCATCACCGGTGAAGACCTGGAAAGTCTTTGGGATACTTACATGGTAGAGTGGCATGAAATCGGGAAAGACCCGATAGAATGGAGCTTCTACCGCTACGTATACGAGCAGATTTATATGCCGAAGATTGAGGAGGAGTTGAATAAGAATGCCTGGTCAGGTATTTATGTTGCTCCTACTCCTGGCACTGCTGGCTTATCGATCAATAGCGTAAACGGCTTAGGCACTAATATCGCTGCTGATATTACCTCTGGAGCATTGACCGAGTATGCTACTGGTGTTTTCGTTGACAATACTATGGTCAATCAAATCGAGAGCTGGTGTGACAGCCTCCCTATTCCTTACCGAGATCAGCCTGGTGTTATCCGGATGAGCAACACGAATATGAAGAAGTATTTCCGTGACTATCGGGCGAACTTCGGATTTGGAAACGGAGTAGCAGGGAATGAAAATAACGAACTGCGGGTTGATGCCACTAATAAGCGAATCGTAGGGATGAACTCAATGGAAGGGAGCAACCGGATTTTGTTCTCTCCTGACGTTACCCGCAACCTGATTTGGGGTACCCGTGCGGGGTATCCTACTTACTTCAACATCCGCTGGATGCAACCAACGCCGCGTGTGATTAACGGCACAGCCGAAATCTATCGCTTCTATGGTGCAGAATACCTGGATCACCTTTTCGTAAACGACCAGGCATAACCTGCTGCGAATAACCCAAACTTAACCAAGCCGCTCAGTCGGCTTGGTTAACCATTCTTTTTATCAAAAATCAATGACCATTATTATGGCAAAAGATAATCAACCCACCATCGAAGAATTGCAGAAGCAATTGGCGGACGAACGTACTGCTTTTGAACTTCAGCTCGCCAAGGAAAAAGAAGAAAAAGAACGCCTGGCAAAAGCTGTAGAAGAAGCTACTGCTACTGGCGTAGTAAGCCCTCCTGTAGAAGGCACCTTCACCGTAAAAGGAAAGGATCCTGAAACTGGTAATGAAGTGAAGAAGCAATTCCGCTTCAAGAATGGTCGCAAACGTACGCCGCTGCGCTCTGGCCAGCAGGTACCTAGTGCTGCGCTCATCAAGCTGGCCAATGGTACCAAGGCGGAAGACATCGACTGTAAGCTACCATGGTTCCTTGAGCTGACCCAGGAACTGGCTCAGGCCGAACTGGAACGCCTCGTGGATATCAATGCCGGCACCATCGAAGCGGCCTAAGGGAAGCTTCTATTTCTAACCTCAAAACACAAAATAAATCATGGGTAAATTTAAGACCTTTGATCGCCAATGCGGGTTGAATGAGTCGGCAGGTATCAAGGAGAAAGGATACATGACTTATATCAAAGAGTTGGCCGCCTATCCTATGACTCGTGCTCAGGTTGTACTCGCAGCTTCAGGAGTGCCGGAACCCGGTGATACCAAAATATTGGATGAGCCTTTCGATTTTACTGGCGCCGCCAGTGGTGAAGGCTATTTCCGAAGCTTTCCTTTGCTGATTAATCGTGGTAGCGTAGGCAACCTCGAAGAAGGAGAAATCGGCGGTAAAACGCTGATGAACGAAGCTCCTTTTTTCATCCCTGGCAATGATGCGGTGGTAAAGGAAGCAGTGGAGTGCCTTCGTATGGCTTCGGGCTGTGGGATCTTTATGTTTCCAGACAAGGCCAATCGTCACCAGGTTATTGGTACGATTGAAAGCCCTGCTTACTTTGAACTGACCGAGGTGAGCGGTACCGGTGGTGATGTTGTTGGCTACGCCTGCCGCGTATTTGCTGACACCGGAGCTATCAACCTGGAGTATGATGCCGAAACACATGGCATCGATATCACGCCAGAAGCGTAAACAATTTTATTCAACCCCTTACAATCTTACGATCATGGCAGATAACAAGGAAAAGCCCACCTCAGATAACAAGGCTTCAGTACCAGTATCCCTGGCTGAGACAGCTGAGGTGACTAAGCCACAGCCCTGGAATGGAGAGCTGCCCGCAGCAACGGCCAAAGAATACGAACTCGTAAACTGGCACGGCGGACATACTCAGGTATTCGGCAAATTTGGAACTATCAATGCTTCTACGCTTACGCTCGCTCAAGCGGCACGGCTGGTACGCGTTGGTTTTCCCAAGATTAAGAAAAAGAGCTAGTTAGTAGTGTTTTCATAAACTTGGACGGGGGCCAGCGTAGCAGTACGTTGGCCTTTTTAATATCAGTCGTAATATGCTTTCGGAAAAAATACAAACGTGGCTCACGAAGGAAGGGAGCTATATTGATGGTTTGGCATTGCTTAGCACGTCGGGCAGCACTAAGGTTACTTCACAATTGCGCAATTACCTAAGTTTTCCGCTCATTCCAGATCACGCTTATAATAGCTTGACGGCTGCTTTGCGGGAATACCTGCTGAAGCATCCGGTACCGCTACTGGTTACGGCGTCTCCAGCACCTACGATAGCTTTGGTAGATGATTCACCAGTAGCTCCTCTGCGGGCCCAAGGGCGAAAGCAATTGATGGAACGAGATGCAGCACGCGCTCAGCTTAGGCAAATGGTAGACCACCAAGAAAAGTATACGGACGGGGAACGTTACGAGTTGGCAAATCTAATCATGGCCATCCAGGCAGAAATAGATGAAACTTACCAGCGCATCGAGCAGTACGAGCAAACTGGAGAATTGCCTGATCAAGGCACTACCTATAACATCCAGCAAGAAACTATCGCCAAGATGAACCGGATGGCCAGTCTCCGTAGTGCCATCAGTCGCCTCCATAGCAAACTCAAAAACCCTAATGATATCGCACACAAACAAGAAATGGAAAGTGATTTACTCGCCAAGCAGGTAGAGCTTCAGAACCTGGCACAGGAGCTTAACATGGAAGATTAAACTAGTTGCACGAGAAGGATCATGTCCTATGCAGCGCTCTGGTCCAGTAGTAGATTTACATTCGATTTCATTGTAAACCTTATATCGTTGCTTCGAGCCTCAGTCTTTGACTGGGGCTTTTTAGTCCTTTTCGCACAATTCAACAGTAGTGATCTTTATGATATGGAGAACTCCACACAGGGTACTACCCGCGAAAAAAAGACGAATGCAGAAATTATCGTCGACTGGTTTGAAGGTCGGATAAGCGATGACGAGCTGACTGCTTCGCAACGAGAATATTTCAACCGGCTCAAAGCTTGTTATAAGAGCATATTGAAATTCGATGCTCGTAGCACTACCCTCAAAAAGCTCTGTAAGACTTTTGACATAAGCGATCGTACGGCACATCGTATCTACGCTGATACCGAATACGTGTATGGCACTACCCGTAAACACAACAGGGACTTTAAACGCCTCAAGGCGGAGGAGATGGCCATGCGAGCATACGGCATTGCACTTAAGAAAGGCGATGCCAAAGCAATGGTACAAGCGGTGAACTCTTATATCCGCGCTACAGGAATAGAACAAGACGAGATCGATATTCCTAATTTCCAAGAATTACAACCAGGGGATGTTATTACTCTTTTGCCTCCGCAAATTGAGACAGCCATCACCCTACATCTTAATGCTGGTGTAGTCGATCTTAATGACTCCAGTTATATCATAGATCTTCCTTATGAAAAAGTCCCAAGCGGAGATAGCGACTGAGATAAAGTCGCACATCGCCCGCATCCACGAACGTGGTAGTGGCGACTTTCAGACCCTCACCAGGCAAGTGGCCAATGCTACGAAGCTCAGCCAGGTGGAGTTGAACCTGCCGCAGTTCTACGCTGACCGTGCAGGGGATATGATGTATCGTAACAGTAAGAATCAATTACAAGGAGTAAGTATATTTTGCGAATGGGCGCGGGGAACGGGTAAGACCACCATGCGCGGAATACGTTACAAGAAAATCCTAATTCAACTACCACGCTCTACGGGCTTATTGATTGGGCCAAACTATCAGTTTCTTCTCACCCGTATCATTCCCTCCCTGGTCCAGGGGCTGGAAATGTTTGGCCTGTATGAAGGATTACATTACTTCATTGGTAGACAGCCTCCTCAGAAGTGGCGTAACTACTGGGGCCGTGCCTATCAGCCGCCTGAGAAGTACGATCGTTACATCACTTTTTTCAATGGCGTAGGCGTCCACCTCATCAGCCACGATGTGCGCGGTGATGGCCGTGGTCTTAATACCGACTGGTTGGATGGCGACGAAGCCGCTCTGCTTGATCCCAACGCGCTCCAGGAGAACAGCGGCCCTACCAAAAGAGGAACGAATAACAGTGAGTTTTATGGGAAGCCTATGTATGGATCGGAGTTTTACACGAGCTCCACTCCGATCGCTGATGATGGCCAGTGGTTCGTTGATCAGGAGCAGCAGGCATTGCTGTATCCTAATCGGATGAAATTCATATCCGCGACCTGCAAACATAATCTACATAACCTACGTCCGGGCTATCTGGAAGATGCACAGATGAATGCCTACAGCCAGTGGAAGTATTTGGCCGAATACGAAAACGTTCGGCCTATGTTCAGTAAGAACGGATTCTATGGAATGCTCCATCCGAAAAAGCATTACTACAGCGTAGGGCATGACAACTACGACTTCTATAAGCCCAGCCGCGAACAGCTTCTTAAGAAGACTGCCGACTGTAGAGAGGATGCGGATTTAAAGCCTGGCGTTCCACTCGTTGGTGGCGCAGACTGGGGTGCAGCAATCAACTGCCTGGTAGCTTGTCAGGATTTGCGATCACAGCGAGAATTTCGCGTGCTCAAAGACTTCTATGTGTTGGGTGAAAACCAGGAGATTCAGGATCACCTGGCAGACAACTTCGCGGACTACTACAAGTACCACGATTGCAAAGAGCTTTATCTGTGGTACGACAGCACTGGTAACAACGCCACTGGTATCACCAAGAAAACCCGTGCCGAATTATTCAGAGACCGGCTGAAGGCCCAGGGATGGACAGTGTACCTCATGACTACAGGTGGTAGCAATCCGCTTCATGAGAAGAAGCACCTTGTATGGGAGATGATTCTACAAGAGGAATGTCCCTGGCTACCACGCTTCCGTATCAATAAATACAATGCTGCTGACACCTGCACCTCTATGCGCTTAGCTAAGACCAAGCCCGGTCGTCATGGTGAGATTAAAAAAGACAAAAGCAGTGAGCGTAGTAAGAAGATTTCCCGCCAACATGCGACGGATTTAAGTGACGCGATTGACAATCCTATCTATGGCTTGTTCCGCAAAATGATCCGCAGGGCCCAGGGCGGACTGCCAGACACCAAAGTATCCTAGCCTACTTTCCAATGGCCGCAAAATAAAAACATCAAAACACTGATTTTTAGGCCATTACTATTGATTGGTTTACCAGGTCATGCCAACGATCGCAGAATTACGGGGCTGAGCCTGTCCGTCCACGCAATTAACAGCCTCTAAAATTAAGGATATATGCAGGGGCACGGGCTTGTCCTTTCCTCCCCTGGGGTGTCGCCTCATATTTGAGGTATGAATTCGATAGAACTCTACTACGATTATTTCCGGCACCAGGCAGTGAGCCACGTCGACCTGCAACACGCAGACGTTGACGGGCAGCGTGTGTTCGCCATCATTGATATCGATCAAGCGTTGGGAGATTTCCGTACAGGACAGAAGCCTAAAGATTTTATGATGCGACTTATCAACTATACCTACGTAGTTAGTCAGCGCACACACCAGGCTACGAAGGAGCTACAAGGTGGCTTCATCATCGCCAAGCAATTCAACCCACGTGCTAGTCGGCAAGAATACCTGGACGCAATGATCGCTTCAGAGCGTGTCATGGACGACCATGTTCAAAAAATGATCCTCGACAGCAAGGAAGGGCACCCACTCTTTGATAATTACCTCGACGCTAACCAGGATATCAACCTCCAGCCCGTGGTAGATACCGGCGACGGCACCTACTGCGGTTGGATGTGCATCTTTCGTTGGCAGCAGTTCTTTGCCAACTGCTCTGATCCTCAACCCGACCGCTGGCTGGATGGCGGCACAACTCCTCTGCTATGATCCAGTTAGTAGAGCAACCATACGAAACAGCGTTCACCCGAAATCCGCTTATCTACCGCTTTCGAGCTGTGGATGAGAACGGAGCCCTGTATGCTCCGATCGGGGTACGCTCAGAGATTCGAGTTAGTACCTATCACGGGCCAGAGGAGGGCGAAACAATGACGTTGCTCTGGACCGAGCCGGACGGCACCAGCGGTAGTGTCACCTTCACAGCGAGTACCACACCTGATGCACCTGAAGAGATACCAGCAGTTGTGGGCGTGTCTCCCGGCAGTTACCCTAACTGGACGAGCTACTACAATGCGGTCGGTGAAAAGATGAAGCAACACCCCGTTGCTGGGCCGTTGTTCAAATTCTACACCGTCAACCGTGGTGGTGGCCAAAGCTTCTGGGCAGAAGCCTTGGAGTTGGATAGCAATTGGACGCTCACTTGGGACGTAAGCGGCATAGCTACCCCACCTACTTTTGAAGTAGTAGATACAACAACCGTAACACCCAGTGCTGAGCCAGAGAACTATCGTATCCTTTGGGATTTGTTCCTGGAAGTTGATTACCTCTCAGGTCAATACGATCGCGTCGCCCAGGGCGAGGAATTCCTCAACGCATCCAGTGAAGCTTATCTCAACCTGGAGCGCATCCTCGATGCTCAGATTAAAACTACCCTAGCCACGCCAGGCATCCCTGAGTACAGCAATGAAGCACCACTCCTTGCGGACAACCTTCGTCGCTACTACATCCGCTACCGGGAAGCTTACGACGACATTGAAGAACCTTCGTGGACACTCTCCAGCGTACGTAGAGTGATCTTGGGCGGCATTGCCCAAAACCTGTTTGCCCAGGGCGATTTTCTGAACACGATCAATGAAGAAACCGCCTTCCTTACCTGGAAGCCAGACAACCGAACCATAGGGCCATCTACCAAAGAATACCTCGCATGGTACAATTACACTGGATCGACCAAAAATTTGGTACTAGAATACCGGGGCACTTATGCTGACGGAAGTGTCACTACGGCATATTATCGTTACGAAAGCCCTAACGTACAGGCTTTGCCAGGTGAGACGGTACTATTTCCAGTAGGATATTCAGAAGTTGGTCAAGACGACGACCTGATAGTAAGCTACAAGGTTCGAGTAATTGATCGAGGCGAAGACTACGAGGGTGGCGTTCCAACCTACCTATCAAAGTCTCGCACGTACAATCTGGATCGTTACTATCGCGAAAGCGAACGTACGCTCATGTACAGAAATGGATTTGGCTGTCCGGAGACACTACGCTGCCTGGGCTATGCTACTACCGATTTATCCACCGATCGTGAAGACGCTACGCATATCCTTGAGCCAGGTTATGCAGCTACGACCCGTGAACGCTTCCAATCCGAAGTGAGCTGGCGTAACATCTTCACCTACCGCACCGGCTATCTGCCAAAGTTAGAACTGGATAGCCTTCAGGAGATGGTCATCTACAATCAAGTGTACGAGGTGCTACCAGAGGTGTATGTGCCCCTATTTATTACCAATAAGGACATGGCCATCACAGAGACTCGCCAGCTCCTACACGCACTGACGATCGTAGCTGAGCCAGCACTACAGCAACGCAACTACAGCAACATCATGATGGATGAAGCGAATGCCGGAGAGTTCTGGCTTACCAACAACGGCGGTAATTGGCTCACCATTTTCGGACAACCCTGGCAAATCGTATAACCTATGGCTGGCAAAACACCAACAACAGATTTTATCGAGCTGCTTGATTCCCAAATCGACCTGGACATAGAATTCTATGTCCAAAGCGACGGATCAGGGTCATTGCCTGCTGGCGAGTACAAAGGGAGGTTGTCTCAGATTGTGACCTTATTCGTCGCGCAAGGCTTTGTCAGGATTAGCGGGGCGGTTCCTTATTCCAGTGATGAAGATGCAGCCATTGGAGGAGTCGCTATCGGAGAATTTTATGAAGTCGGAATAGCTCACGAAGAAGGAGCTATCGAAGGAAGCCTCAAAAAGAGGATTGTATAAACTAAGAATTGAAAACCATGAAACAATTATTATTTGTATTCAGCTTGTTACTGTTTGCTTTATCAGCATTCAGTCAGCCTGTCAAAAGCTCAGGAATTTGGTATTTCGCTGATGCTCCAAACATTGACGCAAACCCACCAAGAGGGGTTGAGGTAGCATACTCAATCAATGAACAAAAAATTTACGTTTGGGATAGAGATATTACCCAGTGGGTTGATGTTGTTGACATCAATTCACTTAGTGACGAAGATGTAGAAGACATTGTAGCCGCGCTATTTTTGCGAAGCACTCACGAAGGACTTGGTGTTACTTATGATGACATCTTGGGTACATTAGACATTGACTTCGTTGGTCAAGCAGATGATATCCCAATCGTCGACGCTGGCAGCTTATACATTGCAACTGACGTAGAAGCTGCACTGCAAGAGGAGGCTGTTAATAGACTTGCGCTAGACGCGCTGGTAGGCTCACTGATAAGCCTTACGGGAGTTCCTTTTTCCAGCACTACACTAGGAACATTCGTCAATCCTATCCTGTTGGACAACGCTGCAATAAAGCCTGTTTTTGAGGCATTTGCTGATTCTGTAGATGCTCGTTTGGCCTTGGCTGGTGCTATTCCAAACCTTAGCCAAGTACTATCTGAAGGCGCAAACGCCGGAGGTCAATACATTGAGGACTTGCAGTTACTTTCGTGGGGCGATGGAACTGTTTTGAACCCCGTTTATCTTTACGACAATGCCGGGGAGTTGGTACTTGGTAAGTCTGGCCAGCCTGATGACATCTTTGAGTTTAATGAAGATTTTGACACTGATATATCAGTTGTTAGGAAACAGGATTTAGACCTAGTTTCCCGATCAGCAAACATAAAGAACACAATTTTTGCAGCACAGGACGCGCCAGGTGAACCTCTGCGAAATAGTATTCTCAACCCATTTCCTGATTTTTACGGCATTGTTGACTCGCTCGAATCTGGTGACAATGTTCAGATATTCCAAGGAAACTACCAGCTATTTTCTCCTTACTTAAATCCTCTTTCGTTCTTAAATAAGAGAGACAGCGTAAGCTATTCTTTTGTTGGGCAAAGCGTATTCACAGCCAATTCTACGAACCAATTAGCTCCGCTTTTCTCAGACGGCGGAAACTTCGCTACTGCATCAAAGCGCATATTTCTATTAGATGCTCCCTATACTGATTTTTATATGTTTCGATCTAGTGGATCATTTGCGGCGGCCTTTGCTTTCCATAATTTTCAAAGCGAAGTGAATATAAAAGCGAGGAGCCTCGTAGCCACTGGTGGAAGAGCATGGGCTTTACATTGTGGTGCCCGAGTCGTAAAAGCGGATATTGGTTATGTGAAAACAAGTGGTGGAATTGCTTTAAGTGTTTGGCAGACATTAAAAGACACTCCTGGATTTACTGGAACGATCCAGCGAGATATTAATGTGAAAATTGATCGGTTGGAAACTGACAACCTAAACGATAAATTTGGGGTTGTAAGGGTTCAGACAGGGCCGGGTTCTTTAGCGCAAGGCAGTATAGATTCTTTGTCCAGGATAAAAATAGATGTAGGTAGCATTAAACACAACAACAATGGAGTATCACTGCTACTACAAATGGGAATGACAAAAAAATCAATTATTGATGTAAATATTGATAAAGTTATTGGTACTGGTGTTGTAGACAATGCTGTAATGGAAATAACCAGTCAAAACAATTCTAATCTTGACAGCGTAATACAGAGTAAATTTTTCGTGAAAATTGGTGAAATACAAAGCCTTAACGCCCCGATTTTGAAGAATGGAGCTTCTGATCCGCTCCACCTTGATTCGAGTAGCGTTTATATAGAAATAGAACGAGCCTTTTTTACTGGTTCAAATGGTACTTTTGAACCTCGTTTGACCAGGGTATTAAATGGATCGCGGTATACTATTGATTGCAAAGACTGCCGCCATAATACTGGTTCTTTTTTCATTCTGAATACCCAACAGTTAACAACTGGTGGCGGACTTTTTGAGATTAAAGGGAGCTATAAGAACAACGACGCAACAACTGTTTTAGAGTTAAGTACATGCACCGCTGATATTTTGCTTTCAGCGAAGCTTTATAATTCAACTGGAACAAACCTAGTTACTGCGTCTAGCCCTAGAACAATAAATGTAACTAGAGAGAGCAACGTCAGACAATTCAACGTAGGGCCGAATGTTACGGTAAATGTTTTAGGCGCAGAAAAATGGACTAGCGAAACATTTACAGCTGTCGCTGCGCAGGTAGATTTTACAGTAAGTGCAGCTAAGCTACCAACAGCTACTGCAAATGTCAGGGTATTCAACGACACTGGTGCTAGGTTAAGACTAACAGACCACTACACCTACGTAGCTAGTACGGGAGTAGTAACGCTAGTAACCCCAGCCACCGCAGGCGAAAAGATCAGCATCGAATACTTCCAGTAAATGAATCCATTCAACTACTGGGATACCGACCCAAGCGGATACCTACGTCACGTTATGGCTGGTGCTTTTTTGCTGCTGGCGGCAAAGGCTATAGTCAAGAACAAGATGCTCGTTCTTGGCCTAATCCTTGGCGTAGCGATAGCCAAAGAATTAGTGGATGTCATATTAGGCAAGACGGCAGAAATGCTTGATGTCTTTTTTACCGTAGCTCCGGTGTTGCTGTACGAAGTTTGCTCAAAAATTGATCGTATTAAAAATAAACAACAACCACATGCTTAAATCAAAAACCTTCCGCGTCGCAATGACGGTGCTTACCATCGGAATCATCCTCTGGGGTATTGCTGCCAGCATCTCACCAAGCACCTTTGTGCCTGGCTACGAGGAAGCCAATGAACTTCCCGCAGCGGTATCCTTTGCGGGTATCCCTCAGGAATACACAACCGTCAACAACTTCGCTGATCCTGATCGGGCAGTGACCACCATTTACGCCAAAGACTACGACCGCAAATCACGCTGCCGGACAGATCATTGGCTGGCTGGACAAATGCGCCTAAGCAAACCCTTCGAAGTGCATAATATCGAAGTGGTGCAAGCGCCGGGTACACCGGGCGGCACTTCGGTGAAAGGCGGTGATGGAGCTATCGAGATACCTTTCCCGCACACCTGGAAGATCGTAAGTAATTATCCGCTAACGCTCGGGCAGCTTAAAGACTTGATACCGCCGCCCTATGGCTACATCAAAGCAGGATGGGCCGATACCGAGCCTTACACGCCTAATGCTACGATCACCTATCAAAACTGCTTGTCGCCACCCCCCAAGCCACTCCCTGTTCAAAAGCAATAGAAACCATCCCGGCATCCTCTCCGGAGAGGGTGTCGGGATCAGTAAACCAGCACTATGTTCAACCTTCGTGTCAACAATCAGGATTACCTAGAGCTAGACTCCGCAGCGTCAGTTACCATCACGCTGGTCAATCCTGCTTTTGATACGCAGAATATCGCTCGTACTTATAGCTTTCCTCAGCAAGTGCCGTTGACGGATAAGAACCGGGTGATCTTGGATCATCAGCACCGGCTAGACACCCGTAGCCGCAAGAATGAGGTACCAGCCGATGTCTATATTTTCGATAAGCTATTTGACCGTGGTCGTGCTCTTATTGCAGAGCACAGCGACCGCAGTAGTGAACTCACTTTCCAGAACAACGACCTCAGCAAGATCAAAACACTGGAAGGCATCAAACTGCGTGAGCTGGTCGGCACAATCGAAATCCCGCAAATAGAAACGACCTACTACGTTCTTCAGCCAGAAGCTGGACCAAACTACTTATTGACGATAAACGGTGTACTTTACTCAGGCGGAGGGCTAGGGGTAGATTTGCCAACCGCAATGGGACAGCTGGTCACTGACATCAATGAAGATTATCCTGGTATAGCTTCCTACAGTACACCAGCCAATGAATTGACGCTGATCACGACAGAGGAAACCTTTGTTCTTTCTTTTTCTGTTACTGATTTCTCATTGGTCTCCGAACAAACCCTTAGCGATGCTCGGGAGAAAAACCTACAGAATTATATAACTACAGCTGCGGCTGGCGAAGAGCCAGTTGCTTTTCCAGTAGTTTATGCACCCAATTTTTACCCACGCAACTTCCGGTTTAGATTCTATCTGAATCATCGAATAGACGGCGATTATCTCACCAATGGATACGATACCGAATATGGCTGGGCAACAACCTACGTGCCTTTCGTACGCTTACGATACCTCCTGGATTTAATCGCTATAGAAATCGGCATAGATGATATTGTGTTTGATCTAACCACCGAACAAGCTGCCGATCTTGATAGCCTACTAATCTACAATAATGTTGCGCTCGATAACCTCCGCCTAGAGACATCTGTAGTGTTTGGAGAAAAAGAAAAGAATGGCTTCCGAACCACTATCAACCTGGCCGATCATCTGCCCGACATTACCGCTCAACAGCTCATCGAGTACCTTGCGGGCTATTTTAATCTTAACCTACGCTTCGAGAGGGGTATACTTTACCTGCGACCGAACCTCCGCCAGATTACCTCCAGGGCTAAAGATTGGACAACCATCACCGACCCCTCCTTTCAACGTACCACCAACGCTGGTGGAGGAGTAACCATCGCCTTCCCGGAAGCCAATGGTATCGCATGGGCGCCCACTCACAATAGCTACACGGTAGGCGAAGGAACCAATACCCTCACCTTACCCGCTCGCCCCTTGCACGATCGTACGCTGCCATTATTCGAACAGGATAATGAAGGCTGGAAAGTAGCAGCCATTGAGGGCCAACAGGGTACCAGTGCGCCACTGGACTTAGAAACAGAGCTGACCACTATGCGTATCTTTTTTGATCGTGGCCAGCAACTCAATGAAGAGGATCGGCCTTATTGGATGGGCAGTACAGAAACTACAAGTTACTCAGGCGAAAGCATTGGTACCATCAGCCTAGACATGGCCAGCGACACGGGTATTTATCCAAATTTCTGGCGCGGTTGGACACAGTACTTGTTTTCGCCCACTCTTACTCGTGTTACCGCCTTGACCATAGACATGATCCTGGCCCTGAAAAACTGGACCGACACCAAAGTTTACATCTATCACCCTGAGGGTGCGACCAACGCGGTGGTAGAAAGTGTACAATTCAAAGCAAGTGGCAAGGGCATCACCCAGGCCAAAGTTGAATACCGAAAATTTGAACCATGATCAACACTACTGACATCCATCTCAGCCTACCTACTCACTGGAACGACCTCACTGTAAAACAGCAGCTGAGCGCGTACCAGATTATCATGGGCAAACGCCTCGATATCCTGGAACCCCAGGAAGAGATCCCCGCCAAGCGGGTGCTACTATTTAAAACCCTCACGGGCATAACCGAGCAGCAACTGAAGGCCTGGAAGGACGATTGCATCGAGCGACATGGCCCAGAGGGCAACCTGATCTTTCTTCACGAACTTGACCATGCGCTCAAAGACATCAATTTCCTCTTTGAAATCACCTATCCAGACGGAGAGCCTTATTCTCCAAACGATGAATTACTTGATCACCAGGACGAGGAGCCTCAAAATCTCCACTACGCCATCGCGCTAACGCTCACGCGCTGCCCATTTCCAAAGCTTGATTTGCCACCCAAAAAGAATGGCAAAGTCCACAGCTATTACGCCCCAGCGGATGAGCTGGCCAATATCTCGTTCCTTGAGCTGTGTACCACCTTTCACCTCTTTGAGCAGTACCTGAAGAATCATGAGGAAGATACCCTTCACCATCTACTAGCAGTACTGTACCGATCGCCGAAGCCCAAAACGAAGGATAACAAAATGGCAGCCTACCATGGCGACAAACGCCAGCCCTATCTGCACCACGAAGCCCTGGTACCCAAGCGCAAGAAGCGAATGGCCACCCTCCCCAGGGAAGTCAAACAAATAATGGTCTTCTGGTTCGCAGGTTGCCGCCAGCAGATCATTGAGCAATACCCCGACTTGTTCAATAGCCCTGGTTCCGGGAAGCCCAGTAAGTACGGCTGGGCGGCTACACTGATGGCCATGGCCGGTAGCCTGACCGAGCTGGACAATGTAAGTGCTCAGCCTGCTGATGATGCGCTCACTTATTTGGATTACCTCAACGAGCAAGCCAAGCAGCGCGAACTAGAGGCACAAATGAAGAAGAAAGCCCACTAATTTACAGGGGTAATACCCTGTCCTTTCCTCCCCTCACTGGGTGCCTCATCTTTGAGTTATGGCCATTACACTCAAAGAAATGCTGCGGCAAATGCAGACTGGGGCTATCTTCTCGTGCGTAGTTGTTTCCTACGATAAGAAGCGTAAGTCCGGAGGCAAGATTCTTGAATACAAGGAAGCTCGCCTCTTCGATCCTCAGATGGAGCAAACCGCTACCCGTGCCGCTACTGAATTGGAGCAGCTACGTGCGCAATTGCGCGGCGGTAAGCGCCCAAACCACGGTGAGCATTTCACGCGTAACATCCAATTGATGCAGAATGGCCATAGCACCAGTGAGGTAAGGAAGATTCATCCACCCCTGGTCGATTCCTTCAATGGCCAAACCGTGATTTGATGAGCGAAAAAAAGATTGTACTCGATGTCATAAAAGACTCCGCTACTGGTCGAATGCGGGCAGTGTTGCCAGATTTAAAAGTGTTTGGAAACACGAGCCTGGCGAATGGAACCGGAGGGTACAACCCACCCACGTCCACCGGTGACGAAAACACCATCGTGCCGCTTCCTCGTGAAGACACTGACGGTTGGCGTTGGGCCAATTGGGGCAGCAATGATCGCCAACCTACTGACATCCGTACTAAGATCATGCAAAGCCCTATGGCTAGCAGCACGGTCTATAAGCTCATCCGGATGAGCTACGGCAACGGCCTGGCTTACTACAAAAACAGCGATCGTGCGAAAGCCAAGGGCGGGAAGATTGAGCGGGCTTATGTGCCTCAGGTAGAAGAATGGTTGGAAGAAAACCGGATTCCTACCAAATTCCTCCAGCCGAAGATTGCAGACTTCCGGTTCAATATGAACGTCTTTTCGGAGATGATCCTGAACAGGCGCCGCGATTTTATCACAGGTCTGTACCACAAGACAGCAGAGTTCTCCCGTCTCAGCAAGCAGAATGAAGAGACGATGATGATTGACTGGCTATACTACAGCAGTCATTTCCCTACCAACCAGGCACACGCTGACAATATGAAGCGTATACGCTTGCTGCCCTGGTGGAAGACTAACCAGTTTATCGAGCAGTACAGTCGGGACTATAAGTTCGCCTGGCATGGCCGCTTCGAGACACCAGGTATCAAATATTATGCGCGGCCTTATTGGCTGGGCCTCTTCCGCAAAAACGGATGGATCGATGCCTCCATCGCGGTGCCGGAGATCGTCAATGCCATGATGCGCAACCAGGTGGTATTGCTCTACCAGATATCTATTCCGGAGAGTTACTACGAAATCCGCCACCATGGCAAATGGGACAGCTACACTGCCGACGAACGTGAGGTGATCATTGAAAAGCACATCGACCTGATCAACCAAGAATTGTCCGGCATAGAAAACAACTACAAATCAATCAGCACCGTATTCCGGGAGAATGAAATCAATGGTTCTCCTGAAGGGAAGATTGAGATACTTGCGATTGATGACAAGGTCAAGAAAGACAGCTGGGTGCCTACTTCTGACGTAGCTGATGCGCAGGTGGTCCAGGGCTTTGGCCTGCACCCCAGTCAGATGGGCCTCGGAAACGGCGGCAAAAGCATGGGAGCCGGATCCGGGTCTGATCAACGCGAGGGCTACAATACGGAGATCAGTACAAATACTATCGAGCAAGACGTGATACTGGAAGACCTCAACTGGGTCGCTCGCTTCAATGCAAAAGCCTACGCTGAGTGGGGCATCACCTTCTTCATGGATCACACCTTCCACACTACCACCAATAACCAGGAGAGCGGACTACAACCCAGCCCTACCTCCCTAATCCCTGAATAATGGCAACCTATATCTTCACCGACGATGCAGATTTCAAAGCTACCGTAGGCAAGGCCATCAATCAGAGCCTGTCTATTCCTGAGCTGGAGCCTACTATCCTCATCGCTGCCGAAGCGTACCTGATCCCCTGGATAGGAAAAGCGCAGTGGGGTGACCTGGTACAAGCTGTAGAAAACTCCACACAGACCACGCAGCAGACTGCATTGTTGCCCTATGTCAAACGTGCACTTGCACACCTGACCTTGTTCGAATACGCCCAGATCGGCGAGATACAGGTAAGCGACGCTGGCTTCCTTCGTCAGGAAACTGATCATCTTAAAGGTGCTTACAAGAGCCAGATCACGCGCTATGAGCGCTATATGCTGCACAATGGCTTTGCGGGGCTCGAAAGTATGCTCACTTTCCTGGAGGCGAATGCAGCAGATTATCCACTATGGAAAGATGCCGAACAAAGCAAGCGCAACCGGGAAGCATTCATTAATGACGCTGCTACCTTCCAGCTGCGCTACAGTACCAATATTAGCCGGTACGTATTGGAGACCCTCCGCGGCCTCATGCTCGATGTAGAGCTATTTGCCATCCAACCATTGATAGGCCCAGCCTTCTTCACAGAACTGAAGGCGGCCATTAACGAAAAGAGCGTCTCCGAAGATCAGGAAACAATTATCTTCTTCATCCAGAAAGCCGTTGCGCTATTTACCATCGAAGAAGGTATTCGTCGGAATATCGTACAGAACACCGGTGTTGCCATTGTGGTCAATGAAAAGCTTGAGCCGCAAGGCAATACGAGAGAAGGAGCACCAGACAGCATCAAACTCAACCTGGCCTTGCGCCACAATGATGAGTTTGGAAACCGCTACATCGGTATCCTGAAAGAGTACCTCGCGATCCACCGGGAAACCTACCCCACCTACGACGAATGGCTTACCGCCAAAGAGGAAGCCGCAGCCGCAGAGCAAGCCGCCAACGAACAAATTGAACTGAACAATACCGAAATTAACACAGGAACTGCCAGAACTGGCAGGAGTATCAGTCGTATATAACCCCAAACTACCATGCTTGAATTCATCTACCTATTTCTGTATCGCACATTATCTGGTGTGCAAAATGGCTTGGGCTACGCTCATAAGTCCGTGCCCCTGGCATTTGTAAGCATTCTCCTAGCCATAGCGGCAGTGCCACCTATGTGGCTCATGCAAGGCCAGATACTGGGTGGTCGAATGCTGGCGTATACCTTCGCTGCCATTAGCATCCTATCTGCCTTGGGCGTATGGGATAGCTTCAACGACGCGCTAAATGGCCGCTTCCTTAAAGACATACACTTCTGGGAGCTGCTGCTCACCGGAGGCATGACCTTGTGCTGGATTGTCTTGGGTGGCAATGTTTATCTCGTTGCCGCCCATGTTTATCCGTCCCTGCTCCTACACAAAGCTGCGGTGAATATAGGCAGCGGCCTGCCTTTTTGGGACCACCGTACCGATGATGCTACCGGACAAACCTTCAACGTGCCCCTGATCAATATCCGCATCCCTAGATTGAGTTTGCGGGGTCGCCAGTTATTGGCCGTGGCATCGTTGTTGGGTGCCGTGTTCGTCTGGTGGAAAGGCTATTCCTTCACCTTCTACGACCTCTTCTAATGACTGACGAATTCAACCCATCGCCCCGGCTCGCTGATCGACTTCAGGAGGCTATTGACGCGACACGTGGGTGGAACAGGGTAACGAAATTAAAGCTAAAAGATCAGATTGGATCTCTAGGCTTACAAAATCGAGTGCGCTTGGAAAATCGTGTTAAGTTGATCAAATCTATAAAAGGATACACTAACGCGCCGAATCTGGAATTACAACGTGTCGCATTTAGCTTTACTAAACACGGAATATTTATGGAGCGTGGAGTAGGTCTAGGTCGAAAAGCGGGAAGTGCAGAAGCTAAGGCCCAATTACAAAAAGAAAAGAAGCAAATTTGGCTAGAGCCTGTTTTACCCGATGCAATAGAGGAGTTGGCCGATTTGCTTTCAAACAAGTATGCGGATATGGCTGTAGACGAAATTCGCCTTCTGATCCCAGGCATAATTGATACTAAAGTAAAAAGTAATGGCTAGAAGGCAAGTAGCAATATATATCAATGGTAGGCAGGTAGAGAATACGCTCAAGGGTATTGCAGCTGAAAAGAAGAAGATAAATGCTGAACTTCGTCTACTAACAAGGGGTACTGACGAATATAAAAAGAAGGCACTAGAACTTCGCCAGGTAAACGATATACTCGATGCGGAACAACGCAAATTCAAAGACCTCGACAGCAGCATCACCAAGCTCACCAAAGGAGGCATCACCAAACTGGCAGCTCTAACCGCAGGTGCTTTCACCACGGGCGTAATTATCGACTACGGTAAAAAGCTATTCGACCTGGGCACCCAGATGGAGTTGCTCCAGCGCAAGGCAGCTACGGTATTCGGAAACGCCCTGCCCGCGGTCACTCAGGCCGCTGAAGAGAACGCCTCAGCGATGGGGCTAACGATTAGTCAGTACGTAAATTCTGCCGCCGCCATCGGTGACCTCCTGATACCGATGGGCTTCATGCGTAATGAAGCCGCAGAAATATCCACCGGCCTGGTCGATCTCTCCGGAGCTTTGAGCGAATGGACGGGTGGGCAGATCGATGCAGAGAATGTTTCTCGCATCCTCAGCAAAGCCATCCTCGGCGAACGGGAGGAGCTGAAGCAGCTGGGTATCTCCATCATGGAAAGCGACGTAAGTGCTAGGCTCGCAGAAAAGGGACTGAAGAACCTTACCGGCACGATGCTCCAGCAAGCGAAAGCTACCGCGACGTTGGAGCTGATTACCGAAAAGAGTACCGATGCACAGACCGCTTTCGCGGAAAACTCCGACCTGAGTGCGCGTAAGCAAGCCGAGCTGAGCGCCCGCCTAGCGGATATCAGCGAGAAGCTGGCCACTACGTTGCTTCCTGTATTCCAAAATTTGGTAGATTTTGCAGGTGAATTAGTGGATGTGATTGGTAGTGTCACTGATGGTATCAGCGCTATGGTCAATCCAGCGAAGGCAGCAGTAGATGCTTTCGATGATCAGACAGCCGCAGTAAATAAGCTGGAAAGAGAACTAAACCCCTTACTGGAACGGTACCAGGTACTAACCACAAAGACCAATCTCACCGCCGAAGAGCAAGACGAACTGAAGAAAGTCATACAAAAGATTGGAGAAGTGACACCTGGGGCCATTACAGAAATAGACAATTACGGCAATGCGCTAAGTATCAATGCAGACAAGAGTCGAGAGTTTCTAGTTGCTGAAAAGGCCCGTTTAGAGTTCATCAATAAAGATGCAGTTGAGGCGTTAAAAGATCAGATAGAAGGTCTGGAAGCACGCCGTAAAGCATTCAAGGAAGCAGTAGAAACTGGACGTGGTGGAATACTCAATGTAGAATACGACCCTGCTACCCTCAATAAGCTCCGCCAAGATGTAGCAGCTGCTACCAAAGATATAGAAGGAGCCCGTGCGCAACTCGCCCGCCTTACTGGTGGCGATATTGCTGTACCCGAAGTTGATCCATCAAAAACCGTATCCCCTACCGCTGAAGAGCTTCAAGCTCAGGAAGAAGCAGCTCAAAAACTACGCGAACAACGAGAGAAGCAAGCAGAGCAGGCGCTAAAAGACAGGGAGCGTAATCTAAAACGCCTGGCCGATGTGCTACAGGGTTTCGAAGATGACCAAAGCCTGGCTCGCCTTAGCGATGATGACCAAGCT